GATGTTCGAGAACGTGGCGCGGTCCAGGTCGGCAATCATGTGGGGCGGCACCCGAAATAGCCGGGCAATATCGGTGATCTGGAACTTTCTAAGCTCCAGAAACTGGGCGTCCTTGTTGGTCACGCCCACCTCATGGAACTTCATCCCGTTCTCAAGCACCAGCACCTTGCCGCGGTTGGCACCTGACTGGGCCGCTTGGTAGGACTCGCGAAAGACCTTTTTAGCCTCGGGATCTTTGAAGGAGCCCGGAAACTCAATCCAGCCGCCCGATGGCTTTGCATCATTGGCAAAAAATCGAGCGCCATAGTCCTGCGCAGCGAGCGCGATCCCTAGGCTTTCACGTGCAAGCTCAATCGGGTTCATGCCCATGACACCGTCAGACGATAGCCCTCGCAGGTGCCAGACGGCGCTTCGGACAAGGACAGTTTCATCGCCAAAGCGATCGGTGATTCGGTACCGAAACTCGCCTGAGCGCATCACCTCAACGCGAACCCGGTCGGGATGGATGGGCAACAACTCGGTGATCTCGCCACGGGGGTTGGTGATGATCTGACAGTAGGCATTGCCTCTGAGCGCAAGGTGGCCCTGAAGCATCTCCCGCCACTCGAATGGGTTTTGATAGCGGTTGGGCCGCCGGCACAAAAGCCGGTAAAGCCAGTGATCGATCACCCGGTCTTTGCCGCCGTCTTCGCGCTTTCGATACAGCACGATCGGAAGCGATGCCATCGTCTCCGACAAGATGCGTACGCAGGCGTACACCGCCGAAAGGCGAAGCGCCCCATCAGGCGAGACGCGCAGACCCGTTGCCGACCGGATCGAGACCGGCTCAAACCAAAAGTCTCCCCAGCTGGATCTGTCATCGCTCGATGCACGAAATCGCTCGAAGAAGTTCAGTAGTCCCATTGGTGAATGTCAGAAAACGACCTAGCCAGCTCGCTCAGAGCAGCATCAATTCGTAGTCGGATCGAGTCGCCGCAGGCATCCCAGGCCCGCATGTCCATCCAGGCCGTGTCAGCATTGACCCACTCGTTGAGGTGCTTGGTCTTGAAGTTGTTGACCGCACTGGGCAACTGCATGGCCTTGGCCTGCAGCGGCACCAGCACCTCGGGGCGGACCGAGATGCCCCAGTTGGGATTGGCCTTGATCAGCGCGCTCTCGGATGTCCAGTCGTCGCCATCGTCCAAGCCATAAATGATTCCGAACTGGGTGTCATCTTCGAACACCCCGTCGAGTAACTTGGTCACGAAGGTCCGGACCTCGTAGCAGATGCCAGCCCGATTGCTCCCCGCGGTGGTGATCACCCAGAGCAGCGAGTTGTCGCGTTTGCCGGTGCCGGTTTCGACCACGTCGTAGACGGTGCGCGTCTTGTGCGCATGCAACTCGTCCACGCATCCGAAATGGATGTTCAGACCATCCAGGGTCGAGCCTTCAGCCGATAGGGCCTCAAACTTGGAGCCTGAGGCCAGCACGTGCATGTTGTGTGCGCCAACCTCCACGGAAAACCTGCGCCGAAATCCCGGGCTGCGCCTGGCCATGGTCTGCGCGTCGCCAAAGACGATCCGTGCCTGGTCCCGCGTGGTTGCCAACGAATACACCTCGGCGCCACCTTCTCGGTCGGCAGCCAACATGTAAAGGGCCACGGCCGACGACAGGGTCGACTTGGCGTTACCCCGGGGCACCTCGATGTACGAGCGCCGAAAACGCCGCGTGCCATTGGGTTTGACCCATCCGAACACCGTCGTCAGGATGAACGCTTGCCAGGGCTCCAGGTGAATCGGCTCGCCCGCTAGCGGCCCCTTCACATGGGGCAAGCGTTCGATGAGCGCGCACAGGTTGTCAGCGGGCTGGAAACTCCTGCCGTCCTTATCCGAAAGCTTCGGGTTGAAAAGGTACGGACTGGCTTTGCCTTTGAATTTGGCGAGGTCATCCAGTTGTCGCTGGCAGGCCCGCTGTACCCAGCGGCAGGTCAGGATTTCTCCAGCCACCACCTGCTCGGCGTACCGTTTAGCGGTCGCCGCGTAATTCGAAGCATCCATCAACCGGCAATGTCCGCCCAGGGGTCAAAGGCATCTTCGGCAGACTCAATCGGCAATGCTACCCTTGAACGCGAAGCCGGGGTGAAGCCCATCTCGGTCGCGGCCTTGGTCATGATCTGAGCCTGCTTGTTGGCAATGGCCAGGTACGGTGACTGCATCGGCACTCCCGTGTTGGGGGCTTTGACCAGTAAGCCGGTCTTGGCGATGCCCGCCTGAGCCTTGCGGTAGAGGTCTGCGGCGCAGGCCCAGATTTCTAGGACCGACATGTCCAGGCGCTTGAGCAGATGGGGCGGTGCGCATTCCAGCGCATAGCGCCAAGCGGCCTTGGCCCCCTCGGGCATGTAATCGGGCGGATCGACCAGATCCCCTTGGGGCTTGGGTTCCCGCAGGTTCGTGCGGCACTTCTGGAGCGTCCCTTTGATCTGCTTGACTTTGGTCGGCAGCGGCTTACGACCAGCCATGAATATCCCCATCCGGGGGGATCCCCCCCTGTTTCAATTTGCACGCGGAAAAATTTGGGCAGGCGAGCGCATCTGCGCCTCCCAACCGTAGAGATTCGACCCCCCCAAGGGGGTCTAGCGCCGGCCGGCAGTCTCTCTGGCCGTCTTGCGGTTGTGGCAAGAGACGCAGAGAGGCTGCAGGTTGTGTGCGACCGCCTGCGCAGCGACCCGAGGTCGTGTGCCGTCTACATCGAGCGGGCCGAAGGCATCGAGGCGGAACTCAACCTAAGTGACCTCTGCGGCGCAATCGAAGACCTGGGCGAGCGCGACACCTTCCCCTTCGAGGAACGGACCTTCCTGCGCACCGCCATCAAGGGCATCGTGACCGGCGAAACGGATGCCACGCGCCGTGTGCTGACCCGCCAGAAGAGCTCGGTGTGGCTGGGCAAGGGGGAGAGCCAGGCGCAGTGGGACCTAATCCGCGCGGGCCTCAGCCTCGTGGAGGCTTGCGATGACTTTGAGCGCCAGTTGCCGGAACACGCCCGCTCGCAGGCCGAGCTGATCGACTTCTACCTGGGCAGCCTGCGTGAAGCAGACCGGCTGCAGCGTGAGTTCGAGCAGGCCGCCGGGGACTTCCTGGACCAGCATGGTTTGATGCACGAGGTGATCGGCCAGGCACGGGCGAGGTATCGCCGCTTGGCAGAGAAGGTCCAGGGCGTGTTCGTGAAACACGTCGAGTCATCCGGTTGGCCCCCTGCCGGCCGCCTGGCCAACGCCGACGCCTTCGATCGCCTGGTAGCGGACCGCCTCAAGGAGAACGGGCGCAAGGTGGCCTACCTGATGGTGGATGCCCTGCGTTACGAGCTGGGCGTGGCCCTGGAGAAGCTGCTGGCGGAGGACGGACCGGTCGAACTGCAGGCCGCCTACGCGCAGTTGCCGACCATCACCTTGGTGGGCATGGCCAGCTTGCTGCCTGGAGCGCGAACGGGCCTGACCCTCTCACTGGAGAACGACGCCCTGGTGCCCAAGCTAGCGGGGACGTCGGTGTCCTACTTCAAAGCGGGCGGCGATGAGGTTGTGGTGTTCTGCCCGGAGTCCAAGGACGCCATTGCCACGCAAGAGCCGGCGCGCCGGAAGCTGCGACAGTCAGAAGGACAGCCGACAGAGCCGGCTGAGCAGCCTCCTGCTGTGCAGCCGGCACCGACCGCACAAGCGGCACACGCCGAGCCCACTGTTCCCGAGGCTGCTGCACCGGTCAGCCCTGTCGCAGCACCAGCCCCTTCCTCTGGTCCCAAAGAGCAGCACTTCACCATCCTCTACGGAGACACCGGCTACAGCTACGAGTCCATCATGGGTCCGTACCTGCAGGGGGCGAAGGCCGTTGTCATCGAGGATCCGTACATTCGGCTGCAGCACCAGATCCAGAACTTTGTCCGGTTCTGCGAGACGGTTCTGAAAGCTGGTACGGTGAAAAGGATCACTTTGATCACGGGGCACGACGACAAGACCCCGCTGGCTGAGATGGCGGAGAAGCTCGAAGAGCTCAAGCAAAGCTTACTGGAGGTTGATGTCGAGTTGGAGGTGAAGCTCAACCCCAACATCCACGACCGCGAGATCCGCCTGGACAATGGCTGGACCATCAAGATCGGCCGCGGCTTGGACTTCTATCAAAAGCCATCGAGTTGGTTCGAGGTGGGCGCGCACGATCTGAATCTACGTAAATGCCTGGAGACTAAGGTCGACATTTTCCAAGCGTGATATCCCTATTGGCTAACGGGTACGGCACTAAAACCCCGATTTTTCGCCAACCCCCTCCTGCCGTACCACGGCCAAAAAGTCAGGAGGTTCTGAGACGAAACGGGGTTTGAGACGGATTTCGGGGGTGGGTGGCCATGGGGTCAGTCAGGAGCCCATAGCAAAAAGCCCCGCGTGGTGCGGGGCTCTGCGAGCCTGACAACTCGACTGAGCGAGTTAGCAGGACTTATTCTGGCGGAAACGGAGGGATTCGAACCCTCGATGAGGCTCTACACCCCATACTCCCTTAGCAGGGGAGCACCTTCGGCCACTCGGTCACGTTTCCAGTG